GGCTCAGTCACCATCTGCAAGGTGACACGACTCTGTGCAAGATTGTACTTTCCATTCTCGCCCCACTCCGGCTCATAGTCTTCAGCAAGACAGAAGAAGTTCACATTGTCAATCGTCAACGTATCGCAGAGCATCTGCAATCTGATGATGTCGTGTGTCGCTTCATCCACATAGTCGAACCACGCTTGTCTCTGCTTACTTGACTGTGCATAAGATCGTGTTCTATTGCCATTGCTGTAGAGATATTCATTCACGACAGCAGGATATACAGGATTGAATTGAAGTATCCTCAGTCTTTGTCCGAGAGTGAACTGTGTTGATGTGCTTGGATCAGAGAAGAAGAAGCCGAAAGCATAGCCATCATTACTACCTTCCACCCATCGAGAGCAATCCCATCCAAGCACATTGTAGTTGATGAAGTTCGTGCTTGTGTATTGTCCAAGCACTTCCCCACAACAATCTTGTATCTGCACCTTGTAGCACCCTGATGGTAGTGATATATCATCCTCATCATCTTCATCTCTCAATTGATTGAGATTGAAACACCAGATGATTCTGTCCTGATAGAAAGTTACAGGATGCGTTGGATCAGTAGAGTCATACCACTTAGTAAGTACATTGTCTTCTAAATCTAAAATGCGAAATTGTTGATCATAGCAAGCGATCAATACATCAATCACGACAACACCATCAAACATTGCATCGGCTTCAAGACATAGTTGCTCACTCGCTGGTGTGTGCGTATAGTAAACTACATAACTTCCATTCTGCGTTTGCGTGTCGATGATTGTTGCACTCGTATCAGTTGTCAATGTCAGACTTCCATTCGTCTGATCTGTGATTGTATATCTGATGATGTAAGTCTGTCCTGTGGCTAATCCAAAAGTCTGACTGCATATATTGTTAGCTGAAGCGTTCGGTATTGCCTGATATCCATTCACGCTCTCAACATATCTCCAATTCTTAGTGTCAACATCACCGAGATCATAGCAGTATAGTGCGCCACCTGCACCTCCTATCTCTACTGCTTTGATATCTTTGATTGTATATATTGACCCCGCACCATTTGTGACAACATATAAATCTGACCCTAAAGAAGTGTCAACAAAAAATGTAAATCTGTTATCTATATTCTTAACTGATGCAGTATTCAAGGTTACTCCATTTAGATTAATTGTCGATACGTCACCAATACCGACTTCAACTGATCCGCTTTGTATATCAAGATCAAAACTCACAAGCCAATAGCCTCCTGTTGCAGGAATTGTCTGATAGAATCCTGAGAAATTAGTTCCATCGCACGTAGCCCCTGCACTGCTTATTGTGAAGTGTGGGAATCCCGGATCAGGAGTTGGTGGCAACGTGTTAAACAACACACTCGTCCATCCTGTGAAGTCAACAGTCAGTGATCCATTCGTCAACTGATTTGGTAATGCTCCAATGTTAGTATCGCAGGTTGACTCACATCCTTCGTTAATCACCTGCACGCACATCTCATCGTTCTGTTGCATCAGTGGAGCATAGGCTCTCTGATCTTTATTCAAACACGGCTGTGCAGGAAAGTCACTTGCCTCAAATAATATTGGTTGATTGGGTATAAAACTAACTGCCATACTGAGATGCTTTAGATGTCTGCAATGTGATGTCTGCAAGACCAGTTGTGTGATTGTACTTTAATTCTTGAATCCATCCGAATCGAGGGTCCTGACCATTCATGCCGAAGGTAAATCGACCAACAGGATTCGCAAGGATAGCATCGAAGTCTGTCTGCGTCATTGGATAAGTGAACTTGTGAAGCTGCACTCTTATGTTTCGTTGATCCACATTTACAAATATACCACCATAATTGTTCGCAGTCGTACATTCAAAGTAAGTATTGTCAATGCCTCCGATGATCGTTCCCCTGTTCGATCCTAACACACTACCGAGAGGATAGGGTGGAGCAGCAGGATATACAGTAGTCGCAGGATCATAGTTCACTTGCATATCAATGTAATCTCCCTGCGTCATTGCTATCGATGTAGGTGCGATGATGCCGTTAATTGTCACACCCAGAATTGTATTCGGTCCGATGTACATCACCTGATTGTTGATGGTCGGGAATGTTGGATTCGGTGTGATGTATGGATTCGTAGGATTCAAGATCGGATCGTACATCTGATATATCTGTATGACATTGCCAACAGAATCACGATGCACGCACCAGAACTGATAGTATCCTTTACCATTCAATGTACCTGCCTGACACTGTATCCTGATCTGTGCTTTGAAATTATACACGCCAGTCTCCAATGCTGTGTACCTGCACAATACAGGATCGTAGTAGTTTCCGAAGTCAAAGCTTTCAGTCGTGTTAAACTGAGTAGTAGTGACAGGAGTCAGATAGTTCGGTGTTCCAGTACACGCAAGATTAGTGGCTCTGTAAGCGAGCGCACGCCCATCCTGCGTCTCTACGAAGAACGCTGCAAGACTATCGCTCAAGTCCTCAATGTATCTATCTGCAATATTCTGATTGTTCAACTCCTCATTGTAGAAGAATCGTGCAGGATTAGAGCCGATAAAGTTCGTGTTCGTTGTCCTGCCTGATGTCGCATTTGTCAATATCGAATCAATGAGGAATATATTGTTGTCATAGCCCTGATCACCGAAGTCAACAAGACGCTGGATGATGTTACTCGATGTGATCCAGTCGCACGTGAGATCAAGAGTCTGATCAAGGTTGCACGTGCCTAAGATGTGGAACTCTTCTTGCTTAAATCCATAGAAGTTGATCGTCTCAGGAAAGTCCGTGAACGTATCATCAACAGGACTGCCAAAACGCACCACCGCATAGAGTTTATCCTGATCGTAACTGCTCACGATCTCCTCGATGTCATTCGCTGAATATACGATGTTCGCATTGTTCAGATAGTCAATGCTCTCGATTCTCACCACTGGTGATCCATAAGGATCATCAATGAGCAATACAATTGGAATCCGCTTGTTGATCTCATTGAACAGATCATTGAAACTGAATGGCTCCCATCTTCCTACCGTAATACTTGGAGTCACGCCACGTAATCGCTCCCCTGTGGTGATGCACAGCCCTTCCCATTGTCCGTTGATGCCGAAAAGACTTGAAGCGAAACCTACCTTGTTGTCACTCATAAACGAGATGAAATACTTGAACGCTTCAAACACCCTGCAACAATCAACTGTGTACTTGAGTACATTGTTCAACACACGATGTACGTCAAGTTCATATACTACCGGAGCAGTGATCTGTGCAAGGTTCTTCGTGAAGTCCGCATCGAGAGCAGTATCTATATTCTTGTTGTTGTTTATACGACTAAAAAAACTCATGTCGTTGACCTTGCAATTCGCAATACAAGTGCGCTCGTTGATCTCAACATCTACTATGAATAATGTACCTTTGAATATCAATTGCTCCTGACCATCGCATTCTTTCAAGATTGAAACAACGATCTCCTCGCAGAAAGTATCACCATCAACGATCGCTTTGATATAAGCGAATCCACTACCATCGAACTCCAGAGTATATTCTTGAAACAACAAGAACAGATTCTGATCCTTATCACGCCTCAATGTAGATGTGATCTCCTGCCAGTTAAGAGCAGGATCGACATAGTTACCATCGAACATGAACTTCATCATAGCATCTGCCTCCTGTTAATGCGTCCTGCCAGTTCACTCGCAATCGCCTTACCTACGATCTGTGCATTCTCAATCTGCACTCCCTTGTTACGACTCATTGCCTTGCTCAATGCGTATGTGTCAACCTTCGCAGTCACCGTATCTCGTCCGATACTACCACGCCCTGCAAGACGATTCAACACATAAGCATTGATATCTGATGGACTGATCTGCTTCTCGTAGATCGCCTTGAGTGTAGGATGGTATGACCTGTTGCGATCGGCAGGAATCACGGCTTCACCCGGATGCAACATTGCAAGACTGCCACCATCAGCATCGAGGTTGCCACCGCCTACGTTGAGAGTACCCTGCTTGAATCTTGGTACTGGAGTAGCAATGATCTTCGCAAGGTTCAACCCTCCTACTGCTGCTGCTAATGCTAACGCTGCTGGAGGATTCGGTGTTGTGAGTGCTTTGACTAACGCCTCTGTGAATGCTAACGTAGCTGCGAAGACTGAGAACTCTTTCTCCTGCTTGGCTGCATCATTCTTGATCTTCCTGAGTTTTGCCTGATACTCTTCCTCTGTGATGATGCCCTGCTCTTTCTGTTGTTCAAGATCATTTATCTGTGCTTGTATTGATGCTTTGCTTAAATCTTGAATGAAGTCAAATGATGCTGCTGCTAAATCTTTGATAAACTTTTGTCGCTCTTCATAGTCTGCTTTAAATTCTTCCTTTTCTTTATCTTTTATCTCTTTTCTCTTAGCTGCAATCTGTGCATCAATTAACTCAGTATCTTTTCCAAATTGAACAAGTATCTGACGCTTTTTTTCCAGAGACTCTAACTCAGTAACAAGATTTGCATTCTCCCTGTCCTTAGTGTTTTCTATAATTGTTAGATCAGCAGTCTTTCTAAGATTTGCAAAATCATCAACTGCTTTTAATTGATTCTGAAGTTCACTTTCAAATTGTGATTGCAAACCCTTTGTTGCTGAATCTTGTCGTTCACGTTCTGCTTGCTCTCTTAATAATTCTTCTTGTGCTAAATCAGATATGCTTTTCTTTAATTCTTCATTCAGTAGTTTCTCATTTCTCTTAAGATCATTAATAGATGTAGTTATATCCTTTTTCTTTTCTTCTTCTTTAACTTGATCTTTAATTGAATTCAGAGTATCCTGATTAATCTTATTGAACTCAAGTCTCTTCTTAATTAATTCAGCTTCATTAGCACCTTGCAATTTCAGAATTGATAATTGTAATTCCTGCTCTTTCCTTAATTCTTCAAATGATTTTAACAGATCATCGGTACTTCCCTTCGCTGCTTCTTCTGAATCAGCCAAGATATAGTATGCTGCTGCGAGTGCGCCAAGAATCAAAACGATAGGACCTAACGAAGCAGCTAATCCTCTGTTCGCTGCTGCTGCTGTTTGAGCAGATACAGCCTCTGCTTCATTAGCAACAGTCAACGCTTTCTGCGCTGTTGTTGTGATACCAAGAATAATCTTAACATCCTCATACGCTTCCTTCAATCCTATTATTGATTGAATTCCCTGCACGACATTCAATGCACCTTGTAATCTCTGTGCAATCTCCTGCACTCTTTCATTCTCAGCACCGAATGCTTGCAATGCTCCGGTTGCTACTTGGAACGATCCGAGAATACCCTGACCAAGATTGCTGAATGCTTTGATCTTATCCTCCGGGTTCAACAATCCCACCTGACGATTCAAGTCAGCAAGCTCGTCAGCCAATGCACCTGCGTTCTTCCTCGCTGCTTGCGCCTCTGCGCTAAATGGTCCAAATGCAGCCTCTGCTTTCTGAAGTTCTTCCTTTGCCTCTTTGAGTCGTTGACGAAGTGGAACAAAATCTTTTGCCGTTGTCTTTACTTCTTCATCTAATTTTTTTAGTTTATTATTAAGCTCATCAATTCTTTTCTGCGCCTCTAACGCTTCTTGACTATTCTCGCCAAACTCTTTATTTAATTTCTCGAGTTCAACTGTAGCCTTCTTGCTGGAGTTCTCTAACTCTTTATAAGCAGCAGCAGTCTCCTTAGAAACTTTCCCTGCACGAACTAATTTATCGATGCTCTCATCGAGTTCGTCACTGACTACACCGAATACGATGTTTACTGTTTCCGTGATCGCCATCTTAGTATATCTCTAACACTGTTACCAATCCCCCTGCACCTGCACCACCTGCCCCGCTTGTTGTGCCGTTGAGCGTACCACTACCGCCACCACCACCTGCACCATAAGACCCACCTGCTGTACCTGCGATGTTGCTTGGAACACCTCCTGCACCGCCTGTGCCGAGACCATACACTGCACTGAGCGAAGTGCTGAACATGAAATTCAACGCTTGATTCGCAACACCTGCGTTGCCTGTCGTGGGTCCAGTGATCAACACACCATTCGTATAGACACCACCACCTGTTGATGTGGCAACGCCTGATGTGTTAGCCGAGTTGATCCCTTGCCCTCCTGCACCGCCAGCTCCTGCGAGTGACCCACTTAATCCGGGAGTACCTACAGCAGAGCTTGATGTTGTCTGACCTGCTGACCCACTCGATGCTGGGGTAGCATAAGGACCATACGCAGGTGATGACGCTGCTGCTGTTCCTCCTGTTCCTGCCGTTCCTGCTGTCGTTGTACCACCACTACCACCAACACCACCCTTTGCAATAACAGCACTGCCAAATGAACTATCTCCACCAGTCGTGCCTGTGTTGCCATTGTTCGATGTTGATGCCTGACCATTTGCACCACCGCCACCAGTACCTACTGTGACGGCATACGATGGACTCATGCTCGATGCTTGGAACATCCTCCACACAAGCGCACCGCCTCCACCGCCACCGCCACCAAATCTATTCTCACCTGCTGCTCCCTGTCTTCCACTACCTCCTCCACCACCTGCACCCAAGCAGCATACTAACGCTGCCTTGAGTGTCGCTGACTTGTTCCACGTGCCATTGGCTATGAACTGCGTAAGGACAAGACTCTCCTGCCCTGCTCCTGTGTTCAGCACTGTCCAGCCATTCTCACGACTGAACTGCAAGGTCGCACCACTCGCAAGCGATGCCTTCACTACGATGTAATTCGTAGCACTCACATCCTTCTGCACCGTGATGATCCTCGTCACCGTGTCTGCATTGTACACTGTCAAGTGTGCGATCTGCCGAGTCGTACTCGCTCCCGGTGCGCTCACCGCAGTCACTGGTGTAGTGCCAGTGAGCAATCCCTGACTGCTGCTCTGTGGCAAGGTCATCCCTGCACTTGTGTGATCGTTGTACGCAACTGAATAGACAGGCTCGTTCGTTGTCGCTGTCGCATCAGAGAGTATCTCAAGTATATGTGTCGTTGCTGATAAGTACATCAGTATGATGATATGTAAGATAAAGTTAATGCAGGATCGAAGCCACCACCACCACCACTCACGCCCATCACTTCAGTGATTGTGACGATCATGCTCGGTATCGCTGGTCGTGTCGGGGATACTGCTGTGCCTTGTGCAAGTAAACTCACACTCGTATCTGTACTATGCCACGCAAGCTGAAGATAGTCTCCTGCGTTGAGAGTTAGCACGAAATTCCATGCAGGTACATATGTGCCATTATTGTGACGGATTGCAAATTCAGTATTGCTGTCAGCGACATTGCTACCATTCAACTTCAACCACAACTGCACATCTGCATCAGGACCAGTCGTCTTCTCAAACTGTGCGCTGAACTGAAGATTATAAGTGCCTGCATTGTTCACGGTGATCTCGTCACCATTCTGAATGCTCACACCATTCTCTTCAAACACACTCCCGATCTGGACGATGTTCTCTGCTGTCGCTCCTGCGTTAGTCTGATTCGTGCTGTCGTAGTAACTGCCGTAGTACACCGATGGCGCAGTCGCTGCGTAGTTGTTGATGATCGCATCGATCTTCGTCTTTAAGTCAGCTGCTGAAGTCCCGACAGGTGCAACGCAGTCAGTGTAGAGAATAGCATATTGTTGACGCAGAAGATTAGTCTCTAACTGATGCGTGTAGAAATACACATAGTCACCATACACCGCAGTCAGGCAGTACACCTTCTTGTAGATATACTCCAGACTGTCTTCGGTTAGCTTGACCGTAGTGTCGCTGAAATCAACAACAGAGTATGTTGGCATGATTACGGTGCGAGCTGTGCGATCGCTTCAGATAAGTCAGATACTATAACATAAGGACTGTTCACTTCCGATCCATTGTATCGTAAGACATCATAGTCTCCATTGCTCAATCCGATGTAATGCTGACCGAAATGAATAGACCCGAACTCTGTATTGACAGTATCACAGAAGGAACTAAACTCAGCAATGTTGAAGTAATACAATCGACTGCTTATTGTCTCTTCATTTTCTGTTATTTCAATCTGAACCTTTGCGATGCCAAATGACCCGAAGCCTAACTCCGGTGCAAGTATGTTAATTTCTTTTCCCATTATTCTGATTTATTCGTATGTTCAATTAGTAATAAATATTCCCACAATGTGAGCTTCATGCAATTCACGCCATACCTCTGATTTATCAGAGTGCGCTGGATGAATCCATTTTCATTTTGCTTCGCAAGGCGATACGCTGGAGACTCTCCCTCTCCATGATGTTCAACTGATCTATTACCGTTAAACAAGTCCGCAAATCTTCCTCTGATAGCGTTGGCAATGGCAGCATATCCTTCAGCTGCGTTACGATAAAAAAATCGCTGACATCAGCTGCCTCCTTCCAGCGTTCAATCTTCTGCTTGCAATACTCAGGATCGTAACTGTACGGACTCTCATTTTTGTCGAAGAACGCTACACTTGCGAACTTATAGATGATCTCCGATGTCGGGACCACCCACTCCACTCGCTCCTTCAAGGCATTCACCATCTTGACCAACTCACCGATCTTGATCTGCTTCGGGTCATTGATGATCTTGTCGAACGCCTCGATGAACAGTACCAGATGCTCCTTCTGCATCCTCATGTTCCACTCTTCATATACCTGCAACGCCATCAGCCCTCGCATACTGAAGGTGTTGAAGTAGTCCTTCAGTCGGTAGTATTGAACCCCTCCACTGATGAAGGCAGGTTCTATCACATGACCCTCTTCAATCTGCCAGATCGGCTTGTGACCGAGACGAGTGATGATCTTCGCCCAGACGTTGCGAATAGTATTCTTGAATCTCTTGTAATATTGTTTCTTGTTGTCCATATCGTGTCGTTCTTCCGTTGTGCCTCAGTTGCCATCTCCCATCGTTGAACAGCATCACCTCATGACCATCGCTGTGCTTCCATCTGTATGGCTTGCCCTTACAAGCACATCGCCCCAGAGGGAAGTATTGCATCTTGATCAGATATGAGTTGATGATCTCAATCATGTGCGAAATACCTGTTATAGATGATCGTGTTCAGCGCAGCGAGTGCCGGGATGTACATGATCAGCATCGGCAGATTCCAGTCGAAGGTGAGCCAGTATGGGATCGAGTAAACACTCGCCATGCAAGTCACGCACCCCCCTAACGGTTGCCACAGATAGCCGAGCCACTTCTCTCCCCACTTGCCAAGCCATGAGAGTATCATGCCCTCTTCCATTGCTAACTTGAATCCATTGATGAACATACTGTTGATGAGCATGAACATCAGCGTGTCAATCATATTGCTTATCATCCCTGTGGTGTTACTGTTGTTGATGGTGTGAATATAAGATTGTAGCAGTCGTATGTCGTGTATCCAATCGTCACCTGTGCAGGATCACCGTTCTCGTCAACGATGGTCACCGTGTAGTTGCTGAAGGTGCTGAACGCACCGACTGGAAAGTCAGCGATGATGACTGATGCCTCACCTGTCTCGTCAGTTGTCACCTCGTAGTTGTAGCTGACCCCTGCATCGTTGTCTGTCATCGTGAGTGTATATGTCGTGTCTGCATCGAGACCGGGCAGGAAGATTGTACTCTCGCATGGGTCTGTAGTCACATCGTAGCAGATGTCGCACGGTGTAGTGTCGATCGGTGGTGTTGGTGTGTCGCACTCAGTCCATGTGACAGGAAACATATAGTCACCAATGCCTGTGCATAGATTCGCCGCCCAAATAATTCTCGTACCAACAGATGATGGCGATGTCGGTGTGGTACTCTCGATGTCCACAATCCATACATAGTCACCACCAACTAAATTCCATGAATCTGTTGAAGTGACAATTGATCCACCATAAGTCAATACTCCGCTTTCTATACCACTTAATACTGATGCCCTCTGAACGGAGTCAGTCATGTCCTGAGATAAAGCAAAAGCAGTCTGGATATAATTATCACCATTTGAATCAGCAGTTGTATATAACCAACTAACACTCGTTGCCTCTGCAACTGAAAATCTGAATCTCGCTCTGAAATATACTGATGCCATTAGTGTCGATCTTTATACAAATATACATCATAAATAACGAATCCAATCACGATGAAACGTAGCGCAATAGTATCTGAAGCAGTCCATCAGATCGCTCTTGCGAACGTCCGTACTCCTGTCCTTGATGATGTCACCTTCCTCGTCCACCTCCACGTACTTCAGGTCAGTGATCAGCCCCTTGCACGATCTGTCAATCTTGACGCAGTAATTCTGAAGCAGACTATTCACCAGCACCCTCGTATCCCTCACGCTCGGATTCACAGCAGGTTGACGCATCTGCATCCTGCCCAAACGAAGCCGTGACTGAACGACATCATAATACCCCGTGTTCCCGGCAGTGAGCGCAGACCTGTTCGCACCCGTAGCATCACCAGTCACGATGAGCGATGCCTTCGGATACTTGGCAATGATAGAATCACACAACTGATAGATGTCGCTGTTGCGAAGTGCGAACTCACCAATCACATTGATGCACCCACTCACGTGCTGAACTGCAATGCAAGTAATCGGATCAACGTTGAAGTCAAAGCTAAGATAGATATGCTGATGCGGATCGAATACCACATCATGCACGTGCTTGTCCACATCGAAAGCGTAAGCGAAAGGATTGTTTGCGAGGTCAACATCCTCTGCAAGTATCTCGCACCGGAATGTCAACTCATCGAGTTGATCACGCAGGTGATCGACCTCTTCGTGATTGATGTGCGGATTGTCATAAGTTGACAGGTTGAAACTTGACCAACTCGGATCATCTCTGGTAAACAACTCCTTGAAGAATGTCCTCCCGAACTTCGGTGTACTAAGGATCCACGCATCGCCTTTGTAGTCGAGCAGCGTAGCCATGATCGTCTGCGTCCACGCCTCCCTGAACTTCTTGGCTTTCTCTGCCTCGTCAATCACCACCCTCGCATATTTGCGCCCACGACCAGAGTCAGGCTCATCCATACTCCAGAAGTCAATCACCCCACCTGTGACCAGACGCATCTGCTTGGTCTGTTCGTTCTTACTCTCAATGATCGGCTTCAATGTGTACTTCAACTCCAGCCACACATCATGCAGGTCCTTATACGTGGGAGCATAGTACGCACACGGCTTGCCATCAAGCGCAACCTGTGGCAGCAACTCATTCACCGCAAGCGTGGTCTTGCCCCACCTGCGCCCGATCTTCAGCACATTGTACCTACTCGCCTCACTGATGACACGCTCCTGCCCTGAGTGCAGACGCTTGAGTTTGATCTCGATGTCACTCACGGATGATTCTTATGTTGATAGCACCATCATCAGTCTTCACTTCCTGCCTGTTCATCTTCGGGGTGATGAACTCCGCAAGCGTAGCCATCATCTTCAGACGATCGTGCGCTGACAACTCAGCGAGGTCTCGCCTCATCGTGTACTCGTCATATGAGTCGAGCAGTCTCTCGATCTTGTCCTTGAGCTTCATGTCTTCTTCTTCACTTTACCCGGCAGCGACTTCATCTGCTTGGGTGATGTCTTACGTGCGAACTCCTTCGCCACCTTTGGATTGGTAGCATAGAGATAACTCTTCTGTGCTTTTGATTTAAATGGCATAAGACAAAGATACACACAGACTCACTCAATCTCGCCCTCCTCTCTAAGCACCCTCTCAGCCCACCTCAACGCAGGCTCACCACCCCACAACAAATAGCTGATCGTCCCACACGCAGTGTCATCGTTAGGATCGTAGTACTCCCCTGCACGACTCAAGTACGAGTACATCCGCTTCACGGTCATCGTAGTGATTGGCTCACGGTTCGCTAACTGCTGCGCTCTCACCTTGCCCACCTGCGTAGCGCATCGATTGCCGATCTCATCATTCAACCTGATGCCTCGCTCCGCTGCTTCGCTGATCGCTCTCGGATAGTCTGTGTATGTCATTTGTTCGATCTGTATTGATAGTAGTATAGGAACTGATCTATGAATATCTTGTCCTTCACCAGCCCACTATCTGCGAGTCTCAGCGCATAGTCATAGTCTTCACCCATGCTGATAGACTTGTATCCGATCTCCCTCGCTATGCTCGTCATCACCGGATTGAGATGGTTTAGAGGACGAAGGTAGCGCACTGCACCATCGTATCGTTCTGGCTTGTCGCTCCACTTCAGCCCGGCACGATGCACGAACTCCAGAGGATGCTTTGAGTTGGTCGTGATGATTCCCTTGAATCCCACACCATACACATCTCGCTTGAGCTGCGACAAGATCAGATCAACATAGTTCGTGCTGATCATATCATCGTCATCGATGAAGTTCATGTACTTGGTCCTGCACGTTGTGACAGCGTACTGTCGCTTCTCTCCGATGCTATGCTCTCGATTGTCCTTGATGACGATTACCTCCACTGGCTTACAGTCCACCTGCGGATCAAGGCGTGTGCGAAGTCGTGCGAGCATCGACTCCCTCCCAGTGATGGTCAGGATGTAGATCGTCCACAACGGCTTCACAGTGGAAAGCCGATCTTCTGTCGTTGATTGAATAGTCGCTGTCCGTGTGTCCATGCAGTTGCTGAGTTCTCACGCTTGTAGGTCTCATCGAGTTGAGACTTGCCAACCGTGTAGTGTCTGTGTTCGATCTCGATGCTCTCATCCACGTGGTACATTCCGTGTTTCCTCGCTGTCTCGGTGAGATCGTTGTCTGCAAACATACTGATATACTTAGGATGGTAGAGATAGCCGAGTCGCTCGTATGCGCCTCTGTTCATAATTGGGATCGTCAGGATGTCCGATCTGATGCCATCATGCACCTGCAATACCGCAGGCTCTGGATGGCGAGCGAACCAATCGAGCAGGATCGAGTCCCATCCCTGAGGCGCAAACATATCATCGCTGACGAGGATCAAGATATCTTGACCTGCGATCTTCGCCCCTGCATTGGATGCCATGACCATGTTGGTCGCTCCAGTGCTGATGATGGTGACCGGCTCATGCCTGAAGATGTGGATGTACTGCGATGCAGTCGGATCGTTGTCGCTGAGTGAGATGATCCACTCATACTCGCAGGCGTTGTCGCTCTTCATCACCCAGTGCTTGTAGCAGTCATGCGCCTGTCGTGGACGCTTGAAGCTGGGGTGTACCAAACTGATGTTCATGCGATGATGACTTGAATCTCTTGATTGCAGATCGACTGAAGTAGCTTGAGTCCATCCATGCACCTTGTGCGTCTGGTGTAGGACTCGCCTGAGTCAGCGATGATCCTGCCGTTGCGGGACAGGATCCTCCACCTCCACTGTTTCCGGGCATCTTGGTAGATTATGGCTTTCATTTCGTTTATAGGCTTAGAAAGGAAAATCTGAGTGTCCTACATTAACCGACTGCCGATCGTTCGTCTGAGGGCTTGTATTGGCTTTGTAAGGCTCTTTAATCGAAATGCTCAGATACTTCTGCCCGGACTTGCTGGTCTTGACCCATGCAGCGAGGTCCTTCATCTTGCCGTCAACCATGCACTTCCCATTGTAATCGGGGTGATTGTCTGCTGTCTTCTTGTCGTTGGCGAAGAGTGCGCCTGAGTTGTCTTTCTGTTCCATTGTGTTGTTGTTTATGATTAACTTGTAAACGTAGTTTTTTAATCCATGCACTGCCTTAAGTCTGATAAATCTTCATCAGAAATTCATTGTGATGATGCGTGATGATAATGTTATGAAAAGTTATGATCTAACTAATTGATTCTCTTATTATGTTATGATGTTATGATACTAATCATAACAATAGGTAAAGAAGAAGTAAATAAAAATAAAATATATATATATAAATAGATAGCCTTGGTATCATCACATAATCGTTATCTTAGATTATCAGCGAGTTACATCCTCGCAACTGCATCACATCAACCTCACGCATCATCACATCTGCCTCGCTTTTGCCCCACATGAGCCTCACCGATCCCCCCAGTAATCATCGAAGTCGCAGATTGACCGGGCATAGACATGACCTCTGGCATCATGTGCATGGATCACCCCACCGTGAAGTACACCCCATCTCTGCTTGTCTTCTTGGTGACATTGCGATTCATGAACTTGAATGTGTCGATGATCCACTGCATGATTGTCCTGTGCATGGTCTTCTGATGCTCTTGGAATGCTGACCTGATCTGATCAACTATATCAGTGAGCTTGTACTCGACTCCGACAATGACGAACTCTCTGATCCATTGCATTACTTCTTCCGGGACTGTGTTGATGAGTTTCTTATAGCGCAGCGTGTTGTTGGTGCTTGGCAACAGTCCGACATCAAGGTACTGAGCAACGCAATACATCATAAAGTTGTCGAATAGTAGCCACTGGCGATCATCCCACCCATCGAATAGGTTGTGCTTGAAGTACTGGACCGGCTTGTAGTCTTTATGGAAGAAGCGTTTGAGTTCGATCTCATGCTTGCGTCTCTCTTGCGAGTCACCGTGACCGCTGATGACATAGTTTGAGGTGATCATCACCTTCGGTGCTTCAGCGTAGTCGATATAGTAGGAGTCCTTGTTCTTCTTCTCGATCTCGATGCCATCGGTGATCAGGGAGAATAGTTTCTCAAAGTTGAAGTTCTTCAGCACGTCCTCCCATGCGAGGACTTGCGTGGCGAGGGTTACACGCTGGTATAGGAATGGTTTGGTCCACGACCATAGCTTGCCATCGAACTTCACGGTGCGCTTGATGTGCGAGATGCCTTGTATGAATATGCCCTTGCCGACACCACCCTGCGCTGTGTCTGAGATGATCTCGTCTGTGATGATGACTGCCTTCGGGTTGGACTTGTCCTTGAATGAGTGCAGGAGGAAGCCGATGGTGTTGCAGATAGAGTCGAAGTTTCTGATGTTCTCTTCGGTCATATGATCTCCGGTGCTGATGAGTCGGATGAAGTCCCAATATTCAGAGTATGGAATCTGATCTTTGGTCAGCAGTTCAAAGTCTCTGTCGATGATCTGATCAGCCCAGATGTAGGAGTCCATCGTAGTGGTATAGTCGCACACTTCGATGTTGTCGGCTGTGACCTTTAGCATACAATTGCGATAGTAGAAGTAGGCAGTGTTAAGGTCATCACGGTTGAACTTGATCTGATAGTCTTCCAGCCATGCAAGTTTGTCTGGGCGCAGGAAGTTCTCGTCAAGTCGGTCTTCCAGTTGGTTCTGAATTATGTGCTTGGGAGTGTTGTTGATCGTGACAGGCAGTGAGTCGAAGTGTCTGCGGATGATGTCTTTCATCTCGTCAATGACGATCTCTCTGACCTTGCACCCATCTATCTGGACCATCATCCACGACTTATCATTCATCTTATAGCGTCTGATCGCATACCGCTCGTATATCTTACGAAGGGCGGTCTTGTCAACGTGGTACATGATGCCTACTTTAGTCTTGCGCTCATACCAGAAGATGTCTGATGCAGGTGCGTTGCTTGCTTCGGTGATGATGTCATCTGCTTGCTGCCCGGTGATCTGGTAGTTGGTGATGAGCTGGCTCTTGATGTCTTGCAGTGGGAGTTGCTGTCGCTTCCATTGCTGGACTGCGTACAGTGGTTCTGCGTCCTTGAAGAACTCGGTCTTGTGTTCGCTTTGGTTAAGGTTGTACGCTGACTTGACGGTACGCTCGATCTCTTCACTGCTGAAGTCTGGTTGTGCGAACTGTTGGAGGTATCGCAGTGCTTCAACGATGGTGATGCCATAGCGATTGAGGGCGCAAGCGAACTTATGGATGTAGTTGTTGCGTCCTGATGTGAACGAGTCGGTCCTGTCGATCCACTTCTGGAGCTTGTCGATGATGCGTGACGAGTTAGTCATCAGCAGTCCTGCTGGTATCTGCGTGAAGGACTTGAACGACTCGGTATAGTTCATCTTGAGATACACAGGTGCATCGGTGTTTATGTAGATGTCCGGGTCTTCGGTATCGTAGCAAGCGGTCGAGATGTTCTTGACTTTGATGTCGAAGGATGGCAGGTTGAAATGATCCTTGAGTGAGAGGAAGTAGTTGGTGTGATCTTCTATTGATGGAGGGATCCTGACCAGTACCTTATACCCCTTGCCTGATGGTGAGAGGAAGCAAGCGTAGATGTAGTCACCTCCTGCACGTAGGATGTTGTCTCGTGTCTCATTGTCGAAGTCGAGGCAGATGAGTCCTGAGTGCTGTTGTATGGAGGCGGTGTTCTTCCGTGTAAACATCCCGGAGAAGCAATATGCAGGAAGTGTGCGCTTGAGTTCATCACGCTGCGCCTTGTCTGTCGAGTTGCGGATGCGTTGAATCAGGTCATGCTGCTTCGGGTTGTTTTTGATGCGTTGCAGTGCAGTCTCGATGGTGATGAAGTGACCAGATGATGTCTCTCTCACCGAAGGGAAGATGGTGATCTTGCTCATGTTGTTGTGGTAGTGATCACCTCCACTGCCATCCCGGAGGGAGTACAGTGCGTGTGTTGGTATTGTTGATGCGAAGGACGATGTCGAGGACTGAGGGAGTGCCGTTGATCTGTCTGCACCTGAGGAAGTGCATGAGCAGTGATTGGTTGATGTTGATCATGTTGTTGTTGGTGGTTAAGAGTTGTTCCAGTCTTGGTGCGTGAGTATCTCATCGAGCAGTCGAGATAGTCTCGCCCACTTGCGCTTGCTCACGATGTAGTACTCTCGCAGGTGAGGAGGTGCGATGTCGATGCCATCGAGAGCTTCGAAGTAGCGAGAGATGCACGAGTTGTATGCGCTGTGTGATGGTCTTACCTTAAGTCCGATGTCATCCCATTGGATCAGGAGATTGTTGAGAGAGTTCATATTGTTCTATTGATTTGAAGATTTGTATGCAGACTTGAGGGACTATGGCGTTTCCACCGCCCTTGATTGACTCGTTTCTCCACTTAGGAAAGGTAATAGAGTCCAGTCGGGAGGAAAGCCCATCATTTCCATTACAAATTGGGGATTGAGTTGGGAAGTTTTGCCAGTTTCCTGTTGTGTTACCCATTTCGCCACATGTTCCTCTAAATTGCCCTTGTTCCGATTCGCTAAATTCTCGCTGTTCAGGTCGCACCCATTTACCTGATTGGCTCTCGGTGTCGGGAGGAGTCCTTGATTCATCAGTCCATTCTTCAGGCAAGTTCCCCCTTGTGCATAGTTTGTGTTCCTGTCGCAACCAGTCGCTGTCGGGGTCGGAAGCATTCCCATCACCGCATAATTCTGCAAGTACATTGCTCTTTTCATCCCCCCGTATTTCTCTTTCCTCTGCAATGTTTGTTCCTCCGTTGTGTTTCTTTCCTGTGCCATTGGAGTAGGCAACAAACCAAACCCTGTCTCTTCGATGGGGAGCATTGACGGCACAAGCTGGAAGTACATACGATTGTACTTCGTACCCTTGAGCTTCCAAGTCAGCTTGCACCTCTTCGAATACCAGCCCTCCTGACCAATTAACAATGCCGAGAACATTTTCGCCCACAATCCATTTCGGCTGAACTTCTCGAATGATTCTAAGCATCTCCGGGAAGAGATGTCTCTCGTCTTCTTTGCCCAATCGCTTTCCTGCCATAGAGTAGGGTTGGCATGGGAAGCCACCGGTGATGATGATGTCATCATTTCTCCAGTCTGATCCAAATCTTCTGGAAAGTTCAATGTCGATTGTTTCATAAGTTAATGTGTGAATGTCTCTGTGATGATAGGCATCTGCCCAGTAATATTCAAGTATTTTGTTTCCGAATTCATTGATCTCGCAACTGAGGTAGTTCTTCCATCCCATCCACTCTGATGCAAGATCAAATCCACCGATGCCTGAGAATAGTGAGAAGTGAATCATCTCCACCCCCTCCAGCTCATGTGATTGACTACGATGCCACCGATCGCACCAATGGCGATTGCCTTCCACCAGTGATTGCTCTTCTTGCGCTTGGCAAGGTCTTTCTCCAGTCCTCTGATCTTGAACTCCTGATCTGTTGTGAGCGTCTCATACACGCTAACAGACTCACGCAGTGAAGCGATCTTGCTCTTGTGCATGGATTGTATGCTGTCGGTGACAGACAGTGCTTGCTCATAGTTGGTGTTGACTTCCATGCACAGACGCAGTTGTTCCCGGTCATCGTCACAGCGTACTAAGTCCTGCACCATCTTAGTCACGATGCGCTTGGGCAGTGCGATGATGGAGTCCTTACTTGTAGCGGTTTGTGAGAAAGCGGACAAGCTCATCGTTAGACATACGAGCAATGATAGAGTTCTTCTCATGATTGATGCGTGTTAGTTTAGTGATTTGTTTCTGTTTGAGTTCAATCTCTTTTATCAGCAGCGTCAGAGAGTCCTGCATCGTGTTGATGCGCTCGTCTTGGTGATTGATCTCAGTGACGAGTTCGTTGATGCGTCCTGTGTCTTCGGTGATGCGCTCTTCGATCTTGACTCTTGCAGGACGGAAGAGTAAGATCACAACTGTCAGCGACAGTACAGCGATGGTGGTGTATAGTAGTTTCTGGTTCATAGTAGTGTATTGATGAGTAGTGCGTCTCCGTTGTAGTCATGCACAAGCTCCCAATCAGGGAGCAGTGCAAGGATGCTATTGAGATCAAGACATCCTTCATAGAGTTCAGAGTTGTTGTACTCAGTGTAAAGATATCGAGTATGTTTCAATGCTTGCTGTCCTCCATTGATGAGATCGATCTCTGCTCCTTGAATATCTGCCCAAATGAAGTCAATGCGTTTATCTTTTAGACCGATTGACTCAATGAAGGTATCGAAGGTCATCGCAGTGCATCGCTGCGTTGTGAAGGTCATGCGCTCCCATGCTTGGGTGACTAACTTAGGACTGCGGATGCTGCTGCTACCGTAGTAGCTTCCATGTTGTGGGTGTGATCCTCCACTCACGTGTAGGTCAAGTTCACCGTTCTCTGATGCAATGGCGATGTTGTGTTTCTCACCTGCATACTTAAGATGTATTCGATCATAAAGGTGCTTGACTGGTTCAACACCGTGATAAGTGTATGGCTTGTTGAGAGAGTGCAGTTGCTCCAGCATCAGATTGCTGTGGTAGCCATCGCACATTCCAAGTTCGATGATGACCGGGTGCGGATGCAGGAGTAGGGGAGTAATGTCTTTGACTTGCATAGTTACTTTATATTGTTCCATTCTTCTATGAATTGCTCCCATGTACGAGCAATGATGTACACACCTCCGGTACGTTCGATCTCTGCCTTGATCTTGAGTTGATCCGCTGACATCCTATCCTTGCCCCACTTCACTTCGATGGCTACTGCGATGCCGTAGATGCGATCATCGTACTCGACCTTCTTAGTTGCCATGATATCAGCGATGCCCTTGCGTGTGCCTCCACTCCTGTACTTGCCTGTGCGCTTGTCATAGATGCCCACGTTGTTGATGCGATCGCAGTAATGTCCGGTGATGCGGATGAACGCCTCGATGGACCTTGTGAGTGAGTTCGCATCTCTCGCAGTGAATGGAAGCGGAAGGAATGCTTCGCTCCGAGCTGCTGAGTAAGGATAGCGTGATAGTTTCTCCTGCCACACTGCTTGTGTGAGTTCTTGCAGGGTCATGCTTCCGGATTATTGATCTCAATATCTCGAATCTTGATGCTATTGCTACGCACACCATTCGCTTCTTCAATCTTGATCTGAAGAGATGCACGATCAAGTTCATATCTGAGTGCATTGTTTGCTTGCTTTGCAAGATTCGCTTGAGACTTTGCCGTTTCAATGTCGATCTCTTTATTGTCCAATTTGTGCATGGTTTCAAAGAGAAAATGTAGGAGTGACTTGTTGTTTGTTGGTTTCATATTGTTGTCTTTTCAATTTTCTTCTTTAATATCTTAATGACTTGTTTGAATCCTATTTCTTCATCTATGTCAATTTGATATGTTCTATCGAAATAACTTTTAATTTCATAATAATATTTTAACTTGCGCTTGTCTTCAATTCCAAAAAATGACTCAAGAGATATTTGAATAACAAAACTATTGTTAAATCCATAGTCAAACAACGGCAGATAAAATATATTGCCATGATCTTTCGGTCCTGTATTCATAAAACTATGAATCTTGCTTGCTGTGAAGACTCTCTGTATTCGTTTATCAAGATAACCATTATCAAAGAGGGCTGTCCATATTCTGACATAATGATTCGTTGATAAATAATAACCATTTTGATAAAAATCTGCAAATGATAAGTTACGAAGCTCTAACCAATGATAGATATTTCCGAAAGGACATTCATCCACAGATACTTCATAGGTTTTATGATTGTTGATCAAATCAATTGTATTTGCTTGAATTAATTCTCTGGTAAGATGCTTATATTCTTTGCCATCAATTATCTTAACATCAGTTATATCTTGCCAGTATTGAATATCTGCATCCAGACAATATCTGTCATTAGGTAATGCTCTTATCTTCATGCAGGTTCAGAGAGTTGTTGTTCGATAGGAGTGATCGTAGTGATCTCTTCCTCGATCTTTATGTTGCCATTGACGAACTCCAGCATCCCGGTGTAGAGCAGTTCACGCTTCTCGATGGGCAGTTCCATCATCAGGCGCATGAGGTCAGACCATACGCTTGCGTGATCGACAAGATCATCGAAGTTGTAGAGGTCGGTGATGTGATTCATCAACGACCTCGCTCCTGCAAGATAGCGATTAAGGATCATCTTGGACTCCATGCGAAGGTTGTCCTTGAGGAAGAATGCCCACCCCTCAGCCTGTTGACTAAGGGTGATGAACATAAACAGAGCGAATTGTTTCTGTGTGATTGGTTCTTTGGTTACTTGTTCCATCCTATGCTGTATGTTGTTGTTGATCTTCTTACTGGCGCATGAATAGTGATGATCTCACCTGTGGACTCGTCCACGACAGTCATCGAGTCCTTCACTGTCCGCAAGAACTTCTCAATCTCCTTGCACTGCTCTGTGAGTATAGCAATCTGCTGCTTCAGCTCGTTATAGTGTGCATGACCGCAGCCGGAGTAGTCGTAGCTGACTCCTGCCTCCTTGAGTTGGAAGGTAGCACCGTGCTTGGTGATGTCTTGCCCCTTCTGGTACTTGTTCAATTCATTTAGGACATACTCTCTGAGTTTCTCCTTCGCAAGCTCCATGACATCCTGAAGATACTTCATCTGCATGGCTACTGAGAGAGGGTCGATGTGACCCTCTTCGATAAGTTGCAGGAGTGACTTCGCATGGTCGATTATGATCGCCTTGCTGACATCGTGATCGCTCTGCATCACATGGTCAGTGATGTCGAGCGGGTGATTGGAATATCCGTTATTCATTTGTGATTAGTTCTAATTGTTTGGATGTGATAGAATACTTTGACTTCACCTGCTCCAGCGTATAGCCGTCAGCCATAGCCTTCTTGATTGCAGGTATCTGCGAGTCCTTGAGCGGAGTCACTACCGTACCGGTGCTTGAAGCACCATCGTCATCATCCTCCGCATTGATGCACAGCAGAGCAGATATGCAGTATCTCTTCAGGTAGGTCAGCCCCCCTCCTGCGTTCTGGAGGTTGTTGGTGTTGTTCCCGGTCATCGGGACAAAGCCAACTCTGGAAGCAATGAACTGACCGCTCTCATGCACGACCATCGTGATGACATCGCCTCCAGCGAGGGATTGGATCAGGAACATTCCGCAATCAGCCAAGACTGGCTTGATCACACGCATGATCTCGTCCAGCGTGGTGTAAGATCGTGTTCTGTTACCCCCTACCGGAACGGTGCGATCCTTGCTCACCCTGATCTCAGAGCGATGGAATTTCAATAGCGCAGGAATGATCTTGTCCTGCTCGGCACTCTGCCAGAAGTGATCAGTGTGCCAGATGTTGTTGTTGTCTGTTGTTGTCATTGTTGTTGTTGTTATGAGATAAGTAAATCTTTCTTCATCTCCGCTGCCAGCTCATAGAGTTCAAGCGCAGCAGCGAGGTCGATCAAGCTCCAGCAATACTCGTCATCGGGACTCACATCGAACTCTGTCCTGATGATGTTTGCGAGTAACTCAAGGTGTATGGATGTCAATAGTATAGATGAGTGAGCCATTCTGACTTATGTATATCGTTGTTTGTAGATTTAGTTCAGCCCACCTAAGGTAGCGCATGAACGAGTTGGTGACGATGATGGTCATAGCTTGCCGTATTTCGGTTTGATCACCGTTCTAAGATACTCAATTCTATCCTCCCTCAACTTGATGAGGTGCTTGGCATGGTCGATGACCATCTTCGCTGTGTCGGTCATTGCATCGCCTCTGAGCGCAGCTTGCACGGTGACAGTGCTGACTCCGCACTCGGCTGCGATGATCGCCACATCACCGAATTTGAGTGCGCTCTTTATGGCTTTTAGTTCGTGTTGTTTCATAGTATAGTAATGTGTAATTGATTGACTTCTTTCCACATAGTGATCACAGTATGGTTCACTTTAATCTCTAAGACTACGGGAGTGTCCCGGCTAATCGTAAATTCAAAGAAACCGATGTGGATTCTACCAGTGTTTAGATGGTATTGCTCACCATTTTTACTGAAGTATCGTTCGATGATTTGTTGTTGCTCTGTTGTCATTGTTGTTGTTGCAGTGTAGGATGCTGCGCCCCCTTGATGGTTAGTACAAATCTCCGCTGCCAATATTAGGGATACCCCAGCAGATGCAGTTCTTGCTTCTAAAGGCATACACATTTAACTCATCCCTCCAATGCAACTGTAGTCTGCTCTTCAGATATGAGCGCAGATAAATGCGCTCGTGAATCGTCAGTGGTATTTTAACTACTGAGCCGGTAATTGATTTTGATACAGTTCTCATAATGTTTGAATGTTTGAATCATGCAGTGTAGGATGCTGCGCCCCGTGTGATTGTTAAACTAATTCCATGAATTTGTCACGACCTTCACTGGAGTAGAAGCCCAGCTTTGACGCAGCCATCAGATTGGCTACCTTGCGGATTTGCTTCCGTGAAGACAAGCCTTGAATCTTGCTGCGGAAAGTCTGAGCAGTCTGCTCACTGATGGTCATCGCCTCGACCTTTGCCATGCGCTCTGCCTTCGCAGTAGCAGCGTCATCGGCTGCCTTCTGCTTGGATGACTTATAGTCTGCCACGAAGTCAATCCACGCTTGAGTCGGTGCGAAGGTGACGTAGTTGCCACGCTTTCCTCCACGAGGAGCATCATTGCCCTCTGTGAAGATGACACCGAAGTGTCGTTGAAGCCATGCCATCGTAGCAGTGGCATAGTTGCCACGATGAGTGTAGACCTTGCAAGTGTCAGCAAGATTGTTGTAGTTCAATTCTGCGACAACGCAGTTGGGAGCTTGTTTGTTGATGATTGCTTTCATGTTGTTTTTTTGTTGTTGTTGTTAATCGATAGGCAAATATACAGTCATACTTTATTAACTTCCTAATTAAAAAAGTAAACAAACATAACTTTTCTGCTAACTGCTTGACAATCAGCGACAAAACTTTACTTAAAATTTGTTAATTCTTAGACTATCTTCCCGAAAATAAGGTTCTCACCGTTCCGGTCCAGCACCTTATACCCCTCCAATTGCAGGTCCTGACCATCGTGTTCTACAACCCAGACTCTGACATCAGGCATCCGGGCAGACATCCACTTGAATAGATCAGCACTACCACCTTCGACATCTATGCTCACCAAGTCATAAGCATAACCATGCTCGTCAAGTATCTCGGAGATGGGAGTTGTCATCATCGTACATTCGTGAAACGGTGTTGCCTTCAACCACTTCTCGTAGTTGCCTATGTTCATGGTAGCAGTTGCTTGAGTGTTGTCGAAGAATTTCACTTCCCTGCTCTGCTCAACATCAACAAGTGCATGGATCAGCGTGACTGACTCCTGCGTGATGTTTTTCTTCAGCAATTCAAAAGTCATCGGACTGCCTTCGATCATCACACCACTCCAACCATCTAACACCAGCGCATATGTGTTGCTTAGTGCGATGCCATCGTATGCACCGATGTCAAGGAAACGACCGATGTGTCCTTGAAAATAATTATTGATTATCGTTTGTTCGTTGTTCTGCGAATACTTCATAAGCTATCCACGCACATAGTGGTATGGTTGGTAGGAGTAGTAATGTTGCTGCAATCAAAATCATACTTCATCAGTATTATTATTGTCAGCAGGAGAATCAGCAGCAGAATCTCCACTATGTAGTTTCTTCTCATCGCTTGTGAAGTTAGTGATGAATTTACCCACGACACCACTACCGAGACAGATGATGGCTATATCCTTCTGCCCCTCCATGATGCCATAGCTACTCGCAAGAGTACCGACACCGAGCAGCGTGTCACCGACTGCTCGCATCGTCTTCGTTGTCGGCTTCCAGTAGTTGCTCAACTTGATCATTGGAATGTCTGTGAGTTGATCTGTATAGAATTTCCTTTCCAGAAAGGACTCTGGCGCATATCCTTCCAGCTCCAGTAGAAGGGCTTGACATTGCCCACCCACTTAGTCGCATCTGTCGGATCGAAGTATAGTTCCTCAAAGTTCCAGATGACAGATGTGCCTAATGTCTTCAACTTACTTCCTCCGGTGAACCACGGAATATTCTTCACGTATAGGTGCGGATATCCAAGCACAGACTCAGCGTCTATCAGCACGTTGTCGTACTGACTGTACACATCAGCAATCGTCATATATCCTGATGCAAGTTTCACTTTGATCCCTGCAATCATTGACTTGCTCTCGATGTGGAATCCTTCGATCTTGCCATCCTTCACCACTGTCGCTCCCTTAGAGTCCCAGAACACATGATGCTGCGGATCGCCTCCCTCGCTGATGCTCTGACGGATGATGACACCCGATGCACCGATGACTGAGATCGCACTGAAGTTACCACCACGATTGAAGACACGCACCTGCTCGATGAGAGAATGATTACTCTGAGCGTTGCTGAGTCCTGCACCTGCCCAGTCTCCGTTGTCAAGCACGTAGCTTTGTTCGCTGATTGAGTTGCTCAGTGAGTTGCGGATCGTGGTCATAAGTCCGAACTTGATGTGGATGCCGACCTTCGCATTGATGACATTGACTCCTTCAATGCGTGAGTTGTAGGTCGCACCAAGATCAAGCAATGTGCCTGTCTGCGTTGCGCTCTTACCCTGCAATGCACCATTCATCATTATCAATGCCCAACTTTGCATGACATTCAATGCTTCATTCTGATCAGCTGGTTTGCGTCCTATGAGATAGGTCAGACCATTGGTAGAGTTATCGAAGATGGTGTTGCCACACAAATCAATCACCATGCCCTTGAATCTGTTTGGCGATGTCTTAGGTAAGTTCAATGACTGCGTGAGTCCGATATCCTGCACCACATAAATCTTCGCAGCGTTAGCAGCGACTGCATTGCGTAGCTCGGTCTCGTTAGTGACATAGTATGTCTTCCCTGTCGGTATGCTTCCACCTCCACCGCCAGCAGGACCCTGTGGTCCCGGAGGACCCTGCGGTCCAGTCTCACCCTGCATACCCTGTGGACCTGTCAATCCGGTGTTGCCTAATGGACCTTGCGGACCAACAGGACCTTGCGGACCAGTCGCACCGAATGGCAACACTACTTTCATCCATCCTTGTGGGTCTTGCCACACGTATGATGTGTTATCATCCAAGATCATCAGATCACGATTCACTTGGAATCCATTGGGACGAGTAGTGGGCAGTGCGTCTCTAAACCACAGCCGTGCTTGTTCAAGATTGTATTGCATCGATACGTTTAATTTGAAAGTGCATACCATCAGGAGTCGTGCGCCAGTCAGCACCGCAGTCCATGTAAGATCGGCTGACCTTGATGAACTCCTTGCTGAATGGCTTTAGTCCTCTCTCGATGGCTTGCTCTCTGGTTGTTTTAAATGGATTATGAGTAGCGTTGAAGTCAATCGCCATACCGAAAGCATGGACGCTAAGTGTACTCTGCCCTCTCTTATTTCGGACATTCCAGCATCCATCGTATGTCTTGATTTCTTTGATCAGATCACCGAAGGTGAGAGCAGTGAGCCACACATCAACAACATCAATGAACTCTCTGTGCATATAGATGATATTCGGCAGGAACTGATTCTTCTCTTTGATGAATCCGGGTACACGATAGTACCTCATGTTCTGCCTCTCCCACGCAGATGTGTTGATGCGTGGATCGCCATACGCTTGTATGAGTTCGCTGCTATTGATTAAAGACATATCTCTCTACTCTTGTTAATCTGTCTTCGTGGTATTCGATTCGCTCAGTCTGTTGGATCACCTTATCTCTGGTCAGCTTGAAGTCACGGTAGATATCCGCAACTAAGAAGGTGATGACAGGCAAGAATAAGATTGTTGACCATTGATGCAGGTGCGTGACTACTTGCTTCTGTTGTGGAGACATATATCAATTCAATGGTTTCTCGAATCTTACTCGTGATATTACAGGCACAGTTGCTGTTGCCCAGATGTTCGGATAGGTAACAGTGTTGATCACATCAGCAGCAGTGGATGGTCCACCTTGCAACGTGATGTTCTTCAAGTCCCATGATGATGTGCCTCCGGTAGTATCAATCTGCTTGAGCTTCCACGACTGATTGGTCAGGCAGTCTCTGATCACTATGTGATTAGTTGCATTCACAGACTCTGACTCCAACAACACTACGTTAGCAGCCGATGATTGCCAGAAGACACGACGCACTTCACAGGTGAATGGATCACTACCCTTCATACCGATGATGGCATTGGTGTACTTGTTGCCACCACCGATCTCTGCGTGGACACCGCTGATCAGAACATTCTTCGCAACCGTTGTTGAAGAGTTGTCTATGTAGATGCCATACGCACCATCAGTGCCTTCGACTGTACAGCGATAGAACTCTACGCTGTCGCAACCGATGATCCCTGCACCGATAGAGCTGGGGTCTGTGGTTCTGAAACGGCAGTTGACGAACATAGGTTGATTGCCAGCAGTAGAGTATCCTGCACCACTCCACCATCCCTTGTCGATCTTCACGCCATACTCAGCGCAGAAGTTAGTGTTGACATTTGTGAATAGAGAATTGAGCAGGAAGCCACCTTCGAATCCATTGGCATCTAAACCTTCGAACTCTACGTTTCTCATGTCGAGCGATCGACACGCACCGAGCCTCATCCCTATCGATACACCTCCACCGGGACCTTGTACGATCTTACAGTTCGACCATGCCCATGTGTTGAATATCGCCTTGTCATCTGCTTCAGTCTGATCTGCTATCTCTGATGTGAATCCATAAGTTTGCGATCCACGACAGAAGAAAGTGCATCCCTGTCCATCGAAGACGAACTGATTGGGATATCCTGATGACCCAGTCCCCTTGTATGCAGGAAGTATGATCTCATGCCCTGAGAGTATGAAATCACCATACCCTGCATTGAGTTGCTTGATCTTGTTGCTTCCAAGACCGAGCGTCAGGAATGCTTCTTGAATCACAGCAGTATCGTAATCAGTGGAGGAAGCAGTGATGCTCCCCCATGCAGAAGCAGTGAGAGGGAACTGTGTCGCTGCTGATCCATCGGTATATCCGAGTGATGATAGCGTGCGTGGTGTGCCTGTCCCTACCGTGTTAGTACCATCTTCAAAGTCAGCGAAGCGCAGCGTATTGCCACCTGTCACGGTGACATTGCTGACGAGTCCACCGATGTCTCCGAGTGTTAGCGATCTGTCGATGTACTGACCACCACTGAATCGTGCGACACGCACAAGGTCATTGCCCTGTGCGGTCACACCATCTGTAAGTTGAGATATCTTTTGTCCCATTGATTAAGTTTCAAGCAGTGAATAATCACCATCCTCTAAGAGTGCAGGTAGCCCATCTTCCAGCAGTTCGAAGTTACCCTCTTCAGGCTCTACACTAAAGGGATATAGCACTGATCGAAGATACCATCGGGAGTTGGGTAGGGACATGGCAAGTTACTATTTTGCCACTTCACTTGTACCTCATAGGTAACAACTGCCTTCAGATCATCAGCCACTGGAATCTTAGGAGTGATCGTTGCTGGCGCACCTGCCTCCCATATCTTGCTCGATGTTCTGAACCATACAGTGTAGTCACTGCTGTTCTTGATTGCATTGTAGAAGTTGCAGTTGGTAGTTGAGTTAGGGTCCTTGTAAGTCAGGATGTGAGTCGCACCTCCATTGTTTGTCTCGGCATCGCCAAATCCAACAACCTCTTCAATGACACTCCCGTCATAAGATCCCGAAGTTGCCCATATTACAATGATGTCTCCTGTTCCGAGTCCTGTATTCCACTCAGTAGGATCGGAAGGATCGGTAAATGAGAATGTGTTCTTTACGAACGCCACCGATCTGATTCTCGCAGTTTCAAATTCTGGGCAAGGGTTACAGCTATACTGTGGAATTGCACCACCTCCACAATTAGACGCTGGATAATATACTGACATTTGTTTTGTGTTTTAACAAGTTAAACAATCATCAATACATGACAAGTCATAGTCTGTCGTGATGACATAGTCTAACGCCATGTATATGTGATGCGGTTGCAATGGATAAGCCGTTGCAGGTAATCTGTATTCGTTGGAGAATATCTCAACGCTGTTATAATTCGTGATATTAGCTTCGATTGTAGCAGTGAATAGTCCCGGATAGTTTGTCAACTGCGAGTACGCTAACTGCTGCTGTATTCCACTACTCAACAGGAAGCTCAACTGCTGTGGTGTGGTCTTCGTGATTGTCCTGTTTGCGAATACGTACATACGCATCCTTGCTTCTTCTCTTGCTGTGTTGAGTCCATCACCGAACTGAAACTCACTCTCAATGATTTCTGTCTCCACGCACCTGTGATAGATGACGATGCTCTTGCTGTCATCGAATCCTGAGAAGGTGATGTTGTTTGTCAATGATACCAGTGCAGGTATTGCGTTCTGATCGTCATTGATATGTCGTGGTAAAAGTTCAGCCAGTCCGTGCAGTTGCTTGCGGAATCGGATGTCATCCTTGATCTTTCCATTGGCAAGAGTGTTGTTGATGATGTCAACGATCTGACTGATGTATGGCATTATAATTTGTTTAAGTATTCTCTAATGATGTCACGCACTTGAGAGAGTTCATCGTCTGTGAGTGCGAATATTCTTCCGTAGCGTTGGGTGTTCCACTTGGCTTTGTCGGCATTGTTATCGTCAGTATATCCAAGACCGTACTCTGTATCAGATATTGGTATGATCTTATAGTCTTTTTCCATATCTCCTGTGAATACAAGATTCACATTGGTATTACTACGATCTTGTTGCTCTCGCCTTAGTTCAAGATATGAAGGACTATAAGTTCCAATCTGCGAACCATCTGACTTGATGCCCTGCTCATGTATCCTTGTG